TTAATTTCTATTGTATTGCCAACAGCGCCTATTTCAGTGGTAACAACGCCGGTAAAACTGGTAATCAGAATAGGCCCGCCGGAAACATCGAACAAATCATCGCTTTGTGAAGTCGCAGTCATTGTTGAACAATATGTCCGACCTGCCACCGTGCCAATGTCTTCTGCACCATAAGCACCTTCTGTTTCATTATACTTGTTACCAAAAAGGTGCATATCAGCAGCAACGATAGCAAGCGATGGTATGGCGACATCGCAGGCACACATGTTGTTGACAATCATACCTGTGTCATCAGATTTTAACTCCATACAGGGCTCAGTATTCAGACCAATAGCGCCAGTGTCGCCGTTATAGAGAACGTTGTCCTTAATAAGAACGCCAAGCGAAATAGTAGTTTCGCTGTTTATGCAGGCAGTACCGTAATCACCAGTGATAACGCAATCTTCAATCGTTAGAAAATCAGCACTAACATAATTGATAGCCGACTCTGCATCACCACCGCCCATGTGGAAATTGCAGTTCCTAATAATTCCATAGTCAGCACCAGCAGTAGTTTGAATTGCGTCATCAAACTCATCAGTGCCTTCACTATCAACTATGAAATCACAGTCTTCTATAACAAAACCGTCTGCATTCCCAGTAATGTCAAAACAATGAATTACAGAATCTACATGAGCCTTAAAGACAACATTCTTAATGGAAAAATCAGCATCATCAATACGAATCTCGCCATTTGCCGTTACATCAAAAACCGGCCGCTGTTCACCAACACCAAGACCGATAACAGTAACACCAGCTATATCTACGTCAACAGCATCAGCAGCCGCCAGAGTCTCTGTATGGCCAGCGGCAACTAAAATAACGTCACCCCTGTCTTCCGTACAGAGATTAACAGCAGCGTCAAGAGTGAGAGCGGCGTCCGTCCAGGATGTACCCGTTGCGCCACCAGAAGCGCCACTGTCGCAGTAGATGATTTCGCCTGTGCTAATAACCATACTCGGCCCAATTAAATCGTGCAAGATGTCAAGAGAAGCTTTTACGTTGTCGTCCTGTGCGGTACCGTTGACCGGCCCAGTAAATGCTCCCAACTTTTCAGACGACAAGTTGGTCTTTCCTGCATAAGCAGAAGCGCAAAGCAGTAAAACTAAAAAACAAATTGTGAATAAACGTCTCATTTTGCACTCCTTTCTTATTCTAAGGTTAAATAAACAATCGCAGGCTGGTCAGTTTGGGCGGTGGTAGGTTCAGACATTACCCAACCCCAAGTAGGCTCATCTGTCGCATCGCCTATAAGACCGGCAGCACCATCAACGCCAGCAGTAGTAGCTTCACCGACAATATCACCAACAGCGACATTATCAGTATCAATTAAAATAGAAGCTGGCCCTCTTGTTTGCGCCCAATAAAAATAATTAGCCGCAACAATAACAGCCGGAACTCCAACAGGAATAGCCGTTGGCGCTCCAGCAGGGACAACAACTATATCTTTATACAGGTTTTTAAGCACTGTCATTTCGGTAGCCGTAGTAATTGCATTCCTCAAACCACCGGCATCAGCCAAGTAAATCTTTACCGTATAACCAGAAGTAGCAGCAACACCGACATCGTTGTCCTTAATTAAATATAAATCGCCAAGCGCAGCAGCAGGAGTGGCATCTACCATACTCAACCAACCATCAATGAAATCATGAGCAGCCGCAGTAGCGGTAAGATTTATATTTACAAATTTGGCTTTTGCCGCACCAGCATCGCCGTAAGTGTTTGTCTGCTCTGTCCAGTTAGCTGTTGGGACAGCACCTTGACCCATTAGACATTTCGCCAATGCCGTTCCGCCGTTTTCGCAATACCGCCATCTGCGGCCATCACGTGATTCGGCAATAGCGCCTAACGGAAAATACTTCTTCGCTGTTGGGTGAAAAATATCTCTATCCGCAAGTAAACTTTCAGCCTTAATTTTCCACTGGGTGTGATTAGGGGTATCTGTATTACCCCAAAATAAATTGTCATAACTCATAATTCTTTCCTTTCAAAAATACGAGAAACACCCGCAAAAACTAAATTTAAGCTGCACATTCGATTTTGATAACCTTATCTTCATCGAATCTCATACAGCCCATATTCATGTGAACATAAACCTGTTGCGCGTAGGATTTGGTCGGTAGTCTGTCAATCTCGATAGTTAATTCATCGGCCACGCCGAGAATCATACCGTCCTGTGCCCACATCCAGCACTCATAGACATTGGTATCGCCATCAACATCGTTACTCGAACCCAAAGCAATCTTAGGCGTGCTAATCCAATTGACACCCATCCAGTTGCCAAGCAACCGACCTCTGGTAAGAGGCTTGCTGTCGTTATAGTCCACGTTGACATACTCTTCCTGACCGAAGAGATTTGTTGCCTGCCTCGGAGAAATTGCACACCAAATAGGAATGTCGTCGGGAACCTCGTTGTTGGAAAAATACTCAAGTGCAAGTTCAATCTTCTCGGTCGTCATTCCGGTATCGCTTGCGCTGCAGTTACCAGTAGAGCAGTCGTGAGGAATAGTGCGGCCGGTGTCCTTCGCGGTGTATTTGGTATTACCGCCTTGAGATGCCCAGGTAATTGTACTTCCAGCCCTGCGGCCCGAAATTGTGGCCGCCTCAAAAGCAGCAAGAATAATGTCGTCTTTCTTGCGATTAACGCCTTTTTTGAAGGCCGAAACAAATTCACCCGTTAAAGCAAGTTTGATGCTAAGGTCATCGTCTTTGTCGTATCGTACAGATTGGTGATAAGGTGTGGTCGAAACCCAACGCCTTTGAGTTGACGGGTCGAGAGTGGGAGTCTCAGGACTTCTGCCTGTCTTCTCCTGCAACTCGAACTCGTCCATCATATCAAAAGCTTTGTCTTCAGCGGCAATAAGGTCATATTCCACCCTTACTGTCTTAGCAAACCGAGATTCCTCCTGCTGGCAAACTTGATATAAATCATCGTGGAATTTGTCAGCGAAGAAGTTCGGCGTGCTGTAACTCATTGTAATAGCCATTAGAATTCCTTTCCAAAAACATTCTCAAATCAAAAATTTCTCGGAAAGGTAATCCTTGCGGGGCTTTCCTGCGGCTTTTTCGCCTCGTTAGGGCGGTGCCTCTTTAGCACAAGCATCAGGGCGCAATAAATGCGGTAATCTGAGTTATTTTACTATTTTGTCGGATATTGTTTATATAGCTCCGTGTTACTCTTATCTAACTCCCTGAACTCTGGGTCATTCCTGTAATTGACAGGGTCTTTCTTCATTATATCATTCATCTTCGAGCGATTTTCGCTTATCTTTATCTTTACATTCGCTACCGCAGCGACAGTAGAACCTTTAAGACCTTTCAATGTATCTTCGGACATAGACTCCGCGATGTTATCGAGAAATATGAGCATCTCCGGCGAGTTCTGCAAATTCAAATCCGCCACCGCGTCTATTCCTCCATATTTTTCCATAACACTCTGAGCGCGCTGAACCTTAGCTTTGTATTCCTCCTCGGTTCGCCATCCATCTCTTTTTCTAAGTTCCGCCTTCCCAGCCTCGGCCGCAGCGCTCCTTTGTTTATTAAACTCCGCCTCGTTGGTATCAATATCGGCGGCGAGATTACTATGATAAAAATCCAAAGCATCTTTGAATTGCTTGGGACTCCATTCCTGTTTGTGGGCAAATTCCTTAAAGGCCGCCATCTTCGCATCATCAACAGGGCCAAGTTTTACAGCCATTTCGTCTGACAGCTTATATTCATACGCATCAATGGAATCGGGCGCACCTTTTGCTTTTCTAAAGGCGGCTTTCACCTCGTCAGACGAATGTTCAGTCGGTATCTCAATTAACGAGTTGGGGTCTTTGCCGAATTTCTTTTTGGTTGCTACCGTCGAATTTACAAGGTCGTCGAAAGTTTTATACCTCGATAAGTGAGCGATATTCTCTTCGCCATACTTTTCGTACCAGTTCTCGACAAAACTACCATCGTCATTTATAATTGATGTTGGCGCGTCCGCCGCTGGAGTTGTAATTATATTTTCATCAGACATTGCTATTTCCCTCCATATTCCCCTCTATATTCTTCTCTACATTCTTTTCTACATTTTCCTCTACTATAAAATCATAGTCGCCTGGTATCGGCTGACGATTTGCCCTTAATCCCGCTTGTTTAAGTTGCGGCGCGTTCATAGGTTCGCCCCAGTTAAGTCTTTCAGGGTCAAATCTGCGACGATAACGCTTTGGTGTGCGGCCCTTTATCCTCTGACCGCGAGCGTCTTTCTGGCCGAGTTTCTTCGGATAATCGAGAAGATAATCATCCAACGAAGCCACTTCGCCGGAAAACTTAACATGCTCAATCACCGGCATAACTTCTCCACCGTCGGCCTTTTTGCATTTACCACTGCAATAGTCGTCGTCATACCAATCGACACCCTCTTTGCGCTCGGCGCCACAAAATCTGCATTTGTTTCTCATTTTCCTATTCCTTCTAAAAGTTTCTTTGCTTCATCAATGTCTTGGTTAATACAATTATGTATAAAAACCGCTATCGACTGCTGGCCAGCGTTGTAAGCGCTTTGATATGGGTTAGGGTCAAAAGTGTTATTCCTGTAATGAGTCAATGTGTCAATCTCTTTAAGAACAAGCTCACCATCAACGCCCTTAAACGTTCTTTGAAAACACGCAGTACGATGTATCCTTTCGCTAATCATTTTTTGTTGTTCAGCCGTCAATAATTTAACTTTATTGGATTCCATTCAGTGCCTCCGAAGTCAAAGACCCCTCTTCTGGTTTTTGCCCACCGGCTTTCGCGGCCTTCGCAATATCAGGGATTTGCTCCATAAGAGCCTGCCGCTGCGCCGCTTCTGCATCTGCCTTCCTCTTGGCGTCTCTTTCATCGACAGTCCTCAGCCACGTAGCCGGTACGCCGCGATTTCTCGCCGACTCCCTAAAGGATATATCGGTATTAAGGTTATCAAAATGGTTTGATATTTCAGCCATTGGCGACCATTCGAGTAATAATTGCGATAGTCCTTCAGTCTCCAATGTCCTGAGAGCGAGAGCCAATCGCCCTAAATACATAATGGTAAATTCCTGCTCCGATAGTTCGGCGGGCATATCGGGTAGTTTTTTCTGCCTGTCGAGTATTCCGATTATCCGGTTAATCATCGGATTGAATAACTCGCTCTGGAGTCTTCCGATAATTGGAGTTAAAAATCTCATCTTTTGCTCCACTCTTGCCATAACCTCTGTGGCGGTCATATTCTGACGGTCAACGAGCGGGTCAAACATATCAAGGAAATAGCCCCGTTGAACCTCCTGCTGAGTAGAAAGAATGGCTTTTTCCATTTCGGCTAAATTGCCCTTGAACTCCCAATACTCAGGTTTATCACCGCCGGAACGATAGAAAATAACCCCACCAGGCTTAGTAGCTAAAGGCCAAATAGAACCATCGTCAGGTATTAAAGTTGGCGGGTCAACCTGCTTCTCCCAGCCCTTAATGCGGGTCTTTTGCATAGCATTCACCATCTTAATCGTAGGCAACTTCTTCATCGTTGGCGAACGACCATATTCCTCTAAAGCATCTTTATCAAATCTGTCGACCTGGTACGGCAATTCGGGATAACCGCTTTCTTCTAACCCATCTTTCGTTTTTATTATCAACCTCTCGTCTCTGGAAACATAAATAGAGACAAAAGGCATATTTGCCGGGTCGTCTAACCCAGGGTCATACTCTTCTCTTGGGAATACAGCGTGAAAGAATTTGAACTTTTTATCCCTTTTGCCGACATTATTGTACGCAGCGGTTATTTTCTCGCCGAGATTCTCTATTCCAAATTCCTGTACGGCCTGACGCGCGGTATATTCGAATTTCCTGAATACCGTATCAACTATGCCGTCCGAATTAGTGGCCACATAAACGCCCGATATATGGAAGTTTGTAAAGACGACAGGAGTCTTCTTGCCCTTTTCCTCGTAGAGGCAGGCAGTGCCAAAACAGCCCAACTGCTTCAGAAACTCAAAGAATGCCTGTCGGAAATTAGAACTTACTAAGTGTTTGTGTATAATTCTCGTGGTCTTTTCCAACCACTGTTTGACTTCGTCAATTTCGGATAGTTTCTCGTCATCAACCTCTAAAATAAAAGCCCTACCCTCAGTTGGGAACATATACGAATAAAGACCAGCCGCTAACTGAATATTAGATTCCTCGGCGGTGGTATCAGTTAAATCGTTTTCTTTCTGACCCTTAGCCCTTTTGCTGGTAATCTGATTGTTCTGAGGCATAGCATAATCGGCACATTCTTGGTATAGACTATCCCAGTTAGAACGCTCGCTCTCAAACCTTTCCATTCGCTTTAGTAAATCGTCAACTTTCATAATCATCCAAGCCGTGTTTTAAGAATATCATTCCGCATAGACGTTAATCTGCCGGCAAGTATTGTCGACTCTCTGCCACCACGCCTCGCCTTTCGCCTTACCTTCTTCTTGGCCTCTTTTTCTTCACGCCCGGGAATCGGCTGAGGGATTGGGCTTGGTTCCTCGGGAGTTTCAATTTTCGGTCTGCTTCCGCTGCCACTCATTCTTTTTTTCCTTTCCGTGGGCGACAAAAAAATTGGCTGTCAAGAGGTTAGGCTCCTAACAGCCAATTTAATTGTCCTTGCGCTAACCGCGGCCCGCCGGCTTTGGTTAGACCCGATATTTAATTATAATTTCAGTGTCCCACGCTTAACCATTTCTTTTCCAAAACTTCTAACCTATTTATAATACTAAGGATTTCGGCTGGCATAAGACCAGGTGGCCCTTGCTCACCACGCTCGCCCTTTTCACCCCGTACAGATTTGCCATCAATGCCATTCCGGCCAGCAGGCCCAGCAACTCCGGTAGCTCCCACATCACCCCTCGGGCCACGTGGCCCTACAGGACCAGTTTTGCCAATAGGACCGGCATCTCCCTTTGGCCCTCTAAGACCAACAGCATCTTCGCCCTTCTCACCTTTTTCGCCCTGCGGCCCGGTTATCGAGTCACCTTTATTGCCAGTCATTCCCCGTGGCCCAGTTTTGCCGGTCATACCTCTTTCGCCTTGAAACCCTCGGGGCCCCTGCGGCCCCATCTCGCCAGGTTCGCCTTTCGGGCCCCGCGGACCTTGCGGACCTGCATCGCCCTGAGCCAAAACAGACAACGGGCCACCATTTTTGCCAACAAGGAAAAGACCGCCCTTCTTGACAATAATACGACTAATCAGCTTCGCCGCAAGCTCTTCGGTAAGAGATTCTATCGGTCCCAAATGTTTTTGCTTCACGCCCATTGTATTAACCTGCCTTTTTAACTTTACTATCCATTCTTTTGCCACGACTCCATTTCAGTGAATACATTTACTTCTTTAGCGCCATCCCAATAGATAACACCCTGACCAACTTCTCTGTCGCTGGCTAAAGGAACAGCAGTCGCCCTTATTTTTATTAACACAAAATATACTCCCCTTGCGGATGCTGGAAAATCGGCAAAGTGAGTATCGCCTACAGGCGTCATCGCTATTTCACACTCTGCGGCTCTCGCGTCATTCCAGGTGCCTATGGCCTCATACGCGCTGTTTGTAGAACTGTATATGTGCTTATCACTGAACCTATAGACATAAGCATCTAAGTTCAACGCACTGTCAGCCCCGTGAGCAATTTCATTTGGCATTACTTTCAAGCCCCATATTATTGATAGTATATTGCTCTTTATATTTCATTTTCCAGTCCAATGCTTCATGCTTAAAATCCATTGCAATTCTTTCCCATTCAAGCGATAAATCTTTTGCCCATCTCGTTTCTTGCCGGAGATTATCTATGTTTTTGATGTCTTCAGTATAATCCGCTTCAAATAAATACCATTCATTAGAAAGTTCATTGAACCAATCACGTTCTTTTTTAAGTGCAGCCGCTTCCCTTAAACAAATAATACTCGCCATTATTAAAAGCAGAATACTTATAATTCGCGCTAACTTTATTATAAAATTTTGACATACAAAATTCATTAAACCTTCTTATATTCAATCCCTAATTCCGTAGAGTTCAATGTACTCGCTATCGCTAAAATATGACTGTATCCGTGAGTGTTAAGAGCATAACTGCCGAATGTATCATTCGCAGGACTCACCGCGCCTCTACCGGTAAGCCAGTTATTTACTGAAACAATCGTATCAATAAACTTATAAGAGCCATACTCCTGCGCCCCTACCAATGTAGTCAGTTGCGCAAAATGCCTGTAATGGTCGGGATTAGAATCGGAAGTCGAGGCAGCGTATAACTCAATTACATCCGAAGTGTTTTCGGCGCCGTCGCTGTAAAACCTTAACTCCATCGCCAACCAGCCCTGAGAAATCTCTATTAAAACCTTCTTAGCAGCGGCAAGAGACTTTACAGCAGCGTGAGTAAGAGCGTCAGCGGCTAACAAATCCTGCTTTGTAGTTATATTGCCGCCTGATTCCCAATGGTATTGAGCTAAGTATTTCTCTTGTAATTGCTGTCTCACTTCTTCCCTTTTGGCTTTCTGCCCGTTTTCAAACTCTGGCCAGTCACACTCTGGCTTATCCTTGCGGCCTTGCCCTTGCCGTAACCCTTGCCTCGCAACTTCGTATAAACTTTATGTACTTTGCTACCCGCCGGCATTTCTTTTCTCCTATAACTTAAAACTCATATCCTGCATAATCTCGCCCTGCCTGCGCCT